ATGGCAGATCCATCTTTCTTTGAAAGAACTAGAAGAACCATGAAAGGAATTGGAAAAAAAATTGTAAAAGGAACTGGAACTGTTGTCAAAAAAGGAATTAAGTTTGGAACCTACGGAGCATTAGCTGCTGGTGGATTATATCTAGCAGGTGGTTCATCCAGAAGATACGAAAAAGCTCCTAAGGTAGGAGAAGATAGAGATCTAAGAGATACAATTGTATCTATGGGTTACAAAGATTATTACTAATGTCAGAAGAAAAAATAGTTAAACGTGGTGGTAAACGAGAAGGTGCAGGTAGACCTAAAGGATCTTCTTTTCGTAAAAAATGGAAAGACATGCAAGAACTTGCAGTTAAATATCAAACATCCCCTTTAGATTATTTGCTTTCTGTGTTAAACCATCCTTTAAGTTCACCCGAACGAAAACTTTACGCAGCCGAAAAAGCTGCACCTTATGTACATGGAAAAGCTCCAACAACCAATAGAATCGAAACTTCCCCAATTAGAGTCGACCTTAAGTGGGAAGATTAAAGAAGTAAAAATTCAAGTTCCCTATAAGCCAAGACCACTTCAAAAAGAAGTTCATAAATCATTAAAGCGTTTTAATGTATTAGTTTGTCATAGACGATTTGGAAAATCTGTATTAGCTATTAACGAATTAATTTTAGCTGCAACTAAAGAACCTAGACAAAAACTTGCATACATTGCACCTACCTATCGTCAAGGTAAATCTATCGTTTGGGATTATTTAAAATATTATACAAAACCTTTAATGGATTTAGGTGGAAGCAGAAACGAATCTGAATTACGTGTAGATTTTTGGAATGAATCTAGGATCCAAATATTTGGAGCAGATAACGCAGACTCACTTCGAGGCATGGGGTTTCATGGTGTTGTAATGGATGAGTATGCCATTATGGCTCCAAGAACTTGGACTGAGATTATTCGACCAGCTATTGCAGACACAAAAGGATTTGTAATTTTTATTGGAACTCCCATGGGACATAATCAGTTTTGGGAAGTATATGATTACGCTTTACGTGGACATCAAGATTGGTTTGGAGCTTTATATAGAGCTAGTGAAACAGGAGTAGTAGACAAAGAAGAATTAGAAATGGCTAAGTCTATTATGACTGAAGAACAATACAATCAAGAATTTGAATGTTCTTTCACAGCAGCAGTATCTGGATCTTATTTTGGAAAACTTATGACTACTGCAGATAACGAAGGAAGAATTGGATCTGTACCTTGTGATGAACATGTAGGAGTAGAAACATGGTGGGATTTAGGTATAGGAGATTCAACAGCTATATGGTTTGTACAAAGAGTAGGAGAAGAAATACACATTATTGACTACTATGAAAATAGTGGAGAAAGCCTAATGCATTACGCAGATGTGTTGGAAAATAAAGATTATTTATATTCTAGGCATATTGCACCACATGATATTCAAGCTAGAGAACTTGGAACAGGAAAGTCAAGACTAGAAGTTTCTAGAGATTTAGGTATTGACTTTGAGATTGCACCTAAATTAGAAGTAGATCATGGTATCGAATCAGTAAGAAATGTGTTACCATATTGCTGGTTTGATAGGGAAAAATGCAAACTTGGTATTGATGCATTGCGACAGTATAGGAAACAATGGGATGAAAAAAATCAGGTTTTTAAAAATAAACCCTTACACGATTGGTGTTCACATGCCGCAGATGCATTTAGATATGGCTGTGTTCATGATCCTATTTTAACAACTGATTGGGATAAACCAATAAGAGTTGATACAAAATATATAGTATGATTAAAAAAGAAAAAACAGAACAAGAAATTTTATCCATTATTAATAGAGAAATTAGAGCATCATCAGGCTACATTGGTGGTGAGATTGTAAGTCGTAGAAAACGATCTTTAGAATATTATTTAGGAAAACCTTTTGGTAATGAACAAGAAGGTAGATCACAAGTTATTTCAACAGACGTATCTGATACTGTAGAAGCTTTAATGCCTTCACTTATGAGAATCTTTACTGCAAGTGATAATGTATTTACTTGCGAACCTGTTGGGCCAGAAGATGAAGAAATGGCAAAACAAGCTTCTGATTATTTAAATTATGTTTTTTATAAAGAGAACGATGGATTCACTGCTTTGTATACAGCTTTTAAAGATGCCTTAATTCAAAAGAATGGTATCTTAAAAGTATTTTGGGATGATTCAGAAAAAACAACTAGAGAAGAATATAAAAAATTAACAGACGATGAGTTTAATCAATTAGTAATTGATGATGAGGTTTCTGTATCTGAGCATACTGAATACGAAGAAGAATTAAAAGATGATAATGGTGAAGTAATTGATACAATTAAATTTCATGATTGCGTTATTCACAAAACACAAAAGTTTGGTAAAGTAAAAATTGAACCAGTACCACCTGAAGAATTTTTAATTGAACGTAGAGCCAAGTCTATTGATACTGCAAACTTTATTGCACATAGAACTAATATGACTAAAACTCAATTAATTGAAATGGGTTATGATCCTGAAGTTGTTATGAACTTACCTATTGGAGATACCAATTATTATTCTGAAGATAGACATATTAGATTTTCTGATACTGACTATTCTGCTCCACAAGATAGAGGAGATGAATCAACAGATGAAGTTTTAATTCATGAATGTTATGCAAGAATAGATATCAATGGAGATGGTAAAGCTGAATTAGTAAAAGCATGTATTGCTGGAGATGCAGCATACAAATTACTTGGCATTGAAGAAATTGATTCTATGCCATTTATTTCTATTACCCCTATATTGATGCCTCATAGATTTTATGGCAGATCTATTTCTGAATTAGTAGAAGACATACAATTAATTAAATCTACTATTATGCGTCAAATGTTAGACAACATGTATTTAACAAATAACAATCGTGTTGCTATTCAAGATGGTCAAGTTGCAATGGATGATCTATTAACTAATAGACCAGGCGGTATTGTTAGAACAAAACAACCACCACAAAATGTTATCATGCCATTACAAGCACAACCTATTACTGAACAAGCGTCTGTTATGTTAAATTATTTAGATGCTGTTAAAGAAGCAAGAACTGGTCAAACAAGACAATCACAAGGTTTAATGCCTGATACATTAAATACTAAAACTGCAACAGGTATTAACCAAATATTAACTCAATCTCAAATGAGAATGGAATTAATAGCTAGAGTATTTGCAGAAACAGGTGTGAAAGATTTAGCTAAAAAAATATTTGAGTATGTTTGCAAGTATCAACAAAAAGAAAAAATTGTACGTATAAGAGGTAAATTTGTTCCTATGCGACCTTATGAGTGGAGAGATAGAATGAACATTACTGTTGCTGTTGGACTTGGTACTGGATCTAAAGAACAACAATTAATATTATTAAATGCTATTTTAGAAAGACAATTACAAGCTGTTAACTTACAACAGAACGTATTTGGCCCAGTTGTTAATGTTAAAAATATTTATCATACATTACGTAAATTAGTAGAAAATGCTGGTCTAGGAAATGTTGAACCATACTTTATGGATCCAGATGTTGGTCAGGCACAAATGCCACAACTGCCTCCTAAACCTCCTACTGAATTTGAAAAAGTTACATTGGCTCAAGTACAAGGTGAAAACGAAAGAGCTATACTTAATTCTCAAATTGAGATTAAAAAACTTGAAAGTAAAATGAGAGAAAAACTATTAGAGTTTGAACTTCAAGTTAAAGAAATGGAATTAAAATATGGAACTAAGATTGATGAGATTGCATTAAAGAATCGTTCTATGATAGAACAACAGCAAGTAAGACAATCAGGTGATATATTTAAAAAAATAATGGATGAACAAAAAAAGTTTTTTGAAAATGGACAAGAACAAACTACACCAACAAATATCCAAGGGGACTAAAGCTAAGTTAATCTTAGAAGACCCTATTGTAAAAGAGGCTTTTGATTATCTGTTTGAACAATATCGAACAGAAATATTCAATACGAATTACAAAGACCATGAACAAAGACAAGTACTATGGATGGCATTTAATATGCTTGACAAAATAAAAGGTCATCTTGTTACTGTGATGGAAACTGGTAAACTAGCTTCCTCGGAGCTAGAAACACTAATACGCCAATCCGATAACGGAAGCGTTTAACAAAGGAGCATAATAATGCAAACAACTGATAAATCAGTAAAGAGTGCTGCTGATAAAATTTTAGGACTACTGAATCCACAACCTGAAGCTCCTAAAGAGCCAAAACAGGAAACTGGACAATCAGAAACTAATGTTACAGCAGAACCATCTGTAGAACCTGTAGAGGAACAGGGTACATCTCAAGAGAGCCAATCTGCATCTGAAGAAGCTCAAGTAGATGTCGATGCTACAGAAAACATGGAAGTTAAAGAAGAAACTGCGTCTGAAGTTGAAGTCGAGAAACCAAATCTCCACCGCGTCAAAGTACAAGGTCAAGAGCTAGAGGTTACACTTGATGAACTTAAGGCAGGTTATTCTAGAGATTCCGACTATCGACAAAAAACACATTCTTTATCTTTAGAGAGAAAACAAATCGAAGAAGAAAAAAATGTTTTGCGTCAACAATACGATATGAGAATTAGAGATTTAAGTACAGCGATAGCTACTGCTGAGTCTATGATGGGACAACAGATGAGTCCTCAGCAATTACAACGTCTTTATGATGAAGATCCTACTACTGCGTCAAAAGTGGATTTCCAAATGCGACAGCAGAAAGATAGAATTAGATTCTTAAAGAGTAAATTAGCTGAAGAAGAAAGTAACAAAAAAAATAGTTACTTAGCTGAACAAATTAGACTTGCACAAGAACGCATACCTGAATTTTCTGATCCTAATAAAATCGATTCTTTTAAATCTGGAATGAAATCCTTATTAAAAGGATATGGTTATAACGATCAAGAAATATCAGAAGTATCAGATCATAGATTGTTACTGATACTTAAAGATGCTATGGCTTATAATAACTTTAAACAAAGCAAACCTATTATCCAAAAGAAAATAGAAAAAGCTCCTAAAGTTGTTAAACCTGGCGTTGCTGTTTCTGAAAATTCTCAAAGATCTATCGTAAGGAATAAAATATCTAAGTTGAAGAAATCTGGGCGTATTGAAGATGCTCAATCTGCAATTTTAGGTATGTTAACTAAATAACCTAACGGAGAAAATAACATGGCACAACCAACAAACACATTCGACACTTACGATGCTGTTGGTATAAGAGAAGACTTGCAAGATGTGATTTACTCAATCTCTCCTACTGATACTCCTTTCATGAGTTCAGCAGCTAGAGAAGCAGTAAGAAACACTTTGCATGAGTGGCAAACTGATAGTTTAGCCGCAGCTTCTACTTCTAACGCAGTAGTTGAAGGTGACGATGCAAGTTTAGATGCTGTAACTGCAACATCTAGATTGTCAAACACAACACAGATCATGGACAAAACTGTCGTGATCACTGGTACTCAAGAATCAGTTGATAAAGCTGGTAGAGCATCAGAATTAGCGTACCAAATCGCTAAAAAATCTAAAGAGTTAAAAAGAGATATGGAAGCTACATTGTTAGCTAACCAAGCTGAAGTTTCTGGCGATAGTTCAACAGCTAGAAAATTTGGATCTATCAACTCTTGGATTGCATCAAATGACGTATTTGCGTCTGATGGTGCTTCAGGCGGTGTGGGTAATACAGCTAGAACTGATGGTACTGCAAGAGCTTTAACAGAAGCTGACTTGAAAACAGTTATCAAAAACGTATGGAACGCTGGTGGAAATCCTTCCATCATCATGGTGGGCCCATTCAATAAACAGAAAATTTCTGGTTTTACTGGTGGATCAACTAGGTTCGATGCATCTGAAGATAAAACTTTATATACTTCTATCGATGTATATTCTTCAGACTTTGGTGACTTAGAAGTTGTACCAAACAGATTCTCAAGAGATAGAGATGCTCATGTCCTAGACATGGACTATTGGTCTATCGGATTCTTGAGAGATTTCACTATGCATGAATTAGCTAAGACTGGTGACAGTGAGAAAAGACAAATGCTTGTCGAGTTCACATTGATCTCTAGAAACGAAGCTGCTTCAGGTGGAGTTTACGACCTTACTACTTCGTAGTAATATAATAATAGTGGGGGAGTTCTCCCTTTGTTCTCCCCCATTACAAACTATGAAGTCTTATGGAGATATAGACGGAACATAGGAGAAACAAAATGAGAACATTAAACGACTACTTTTTAACAACTAAAGTAACTGACATTAGTACAGCAGGAAGCACATTCGTTGCAGTACCTGATGGAGGTAGAATTGTTAAAATTTATACTTCAATCAAAAATGCTATTTCTACAGCAGATGCTGCATTATCATTTGAGATTGGTGGAACAGCAGTAACTAATGGTGGTATCACCGTTGCTTATGATGGTTCTGCTGCTGGAGATGTTGATTCTTCAACACCTTCTGCAAACAATAGAGTAGAAGAAGGACAAGCTATCGAAATCATTACTGATGGCGGATCTTCAACTGCTTGTGAATGTGTGATAACATTCGTAATTAGAAGATAATCTTTTAGGGGGTGGAAACACCCCCGTTAACTATTAGGAGAAAAATATGCATAAAGGTATGCGACCAGTAACTACACAAAAAATAAATTCAGCAGGTACATCTGCACAATCTGCTGCATTTGGAGCAAACATTGAATATGTTAGAGTAATTCCAGATGCTGATTGTCATATAGAATTTGGTGTTAATCCTACAGCAACTACTTCTAAAATATTTATGGAAGCTAAAACTTCTGAATTTTTTAAAGTTTCTCAAGGAGAAAAAGTAGCTGTAATTGGAACTGTAAATTTATACGTAACTGAACTAAGTGAGTAATGAGTATTTTAAGA